TGATGAGATGTATCAGAATGTACTAGACATTATTAATGGATTTTTATAGATAATATTGAGTTAACCTATAGTATCGAATAATACACCAATATTATCACGGTAATATCTAAGTCTAGTAAGAAATTCTTCACTTGGATATTGACGTATTAAATCATCAGTCTTTTTATCTCTAATCTGAACTAACAATTGGTTCTCATCATTTGCATAACTGAATCTTAGACTATCACCTATTATAGGCATACTGTTTAACCCAGCTAATACTTTATCAAGTTCAGGCTTATCGGTTTTTGCTTCTTCCTGTACTTCTTTTTGTTGAGTCTCAATAACCTTCTCGGGTTTTAAAACTTGATTTGATAATTCTTTTGCAGAAATATTAGGGCTAAATACCTCACTAACTGCTTTTCCTATTTGTTCTAACATAATACTAGATACTCTTTAATACCGTTACTTTTTTCCGATACTTGTTTTAATTCTTCATAATCTTTAACTAATTTAATACTAATATCTATTGTATTTTTAGTATCTTCTTCTGAATTTCCAGAACCAGCTTTATAAGCATCAATTTTATTCTGAGTAACTTCTGCAGCGACTTTAGTCGTTTGCATATCAGTTAAAGAAGGTGTAAAATTCTGCATCTCTTCTTTAGTATCTTGCTCTGCGTTTTTTACTTCTGCTTCTACTTTATTTTGTAACTCATTTAGTTTACCGTTGTACTCTTCTTGTATTGGTTGTGAAGGTATTCCTGGTTGAATTGGTTGTATAGTCATTTTATATCCTTTAGTCTATCACTATATTATTTATTATATAGCAATAAACTTAAAACTAAATTAAATTTATCTTAAGAAACTAAGAATTAATTGTTGTGATTCTGCTGCTTTACCTGCTGCCCACGCACCTGCTTGTAGTTGTAGTGATAATTTTTGAGAATTAGCACTTTCTGCTGCGAAGTCAACATCTCTAATTTGAGATTCAGCCGCTTGTACATTTGCTGATGTCGCTTCATTAACTCTAACTCTTGATTCTAAAGAAATTTGTGTACTACCTACATTACTTCTAATAGCATCAATGCTTTTAATCGCAGCATCAATACTTACGATTGCTGCATCAGCACCTGCTTGAGTGGTTAAATCTAAATCACCATCTGCGACACCCATTGTAGCAATATCGGCATTAGTAATAGTCATACCAATTGTTTGACCAGATTCTGAACCAACATGGAATTTTTTACCGGTAAATGTACCATCTAATAAATTAATTCCATTGTATTGTGTTTGTTTTGCAATATCATCTGCTTGTAACATTAGTTGTTTAACATCTTCTTCTAATGCTGCACGAGCCTCTGGCGAATTTGTGTCCGAAGATGCTTGAACTGCTTTATCTCTTGCTAAAGTTAAAAGTTCAGTGTACTCGTTAAGACCCGCATCTGCGATTTGAGTTAAACCAATCGCATCTTGTGCGTTTTTATTACCTTGTAATAAACCTTGTGATTGAGTTCTAAGTTGATTAGCAATTGCTAGTCCTGCCGCCATTTAACTTCAAATTAAATCGTTAATTTAATTTCGTTCTCTTATGAACTGCTATATGTTTCCATATAGATGAGACTATATCTTCCGGCTATTTCTAGCTTGAGTGGTACTTCGGAATAACTTTATTCCTACTCCCTATCGGGATAGTCGTTGAACCTTCTTCTTTAACTTAATATTAAGAAGCTCGGATGCTGATTGTCTAATCCTAAAGATTTTCAAACATTCATAGTCTAATTTCTTGACTATTGTAGTTCTTTGGGCTCTCAAGAGTTTCCAGCAATTCTCCACTTTTATAGATGACACACGGCATATAAATCTTCTAAAAGGATTGAACATTTATCTTGTTTTGAACAGTTTTCGGAATGATGGATAATCTCTAGGTTATTAATGTTACCAATTACATTTGGCAACACACTTAATCTAAATCCTTCATTTATTGAAAATCTATGGTCAAGGTGATGAGCATTTTCGATTAAGTCTGCTCTTCCTCTCAACTCTATATTAGGTAGTGATGATAAATTACATTTATTAGTTATTTTCCAAACTTGTAATTTATAGTCTTGATAGTCACTTAAAATTTTAGGAGGTAATTTTGGATATTTACATAAAATTTCTTTCAATGTAATCGAGCCATTATCTATTTTTGTTAGATAACCTTTCCTATATATTTCTTGTAACATTTTATAAGTTTTATTTGAATAAGTTTCTAATCTTATTTTATGAGAATCGCTCCCAATATAACCAAAAGTATTATTTTCTGATTTAGTTTTATTCATTTTATTTCTTATTTCACTATTTTTAGTTTGGTCTTTACCTATAAATCCTAATTTTCCTGTTCTTTCTATAATATCTCTAGGTCTACTTTTGTTTAGTGTTTTGGTTATATTTTGTTTTTTGGTTGCTTCACTTAAATTGTGATTTTTATCAACACAACTCTTACACATATAATCAAATCCCTTATATAAACCTAGCCTATCATTAAATGTTCTCATTATAGTTTTTGATTTAGTATTACAAGAAGGACAAATATATACTATACTATCATTATGAGATATTCTTTTTTCGTCAACATAAATCACTTTCTGTTTAATTGAACCTGAATGTCTATACCACATAGTATAATTATTTGTTTTAATTCCTGATATACTTAAAATCTTAACCATAATATATTTCCTTTTTTATATTATTTATATTTTTCTATTTATCATCTGCTGCACGATTAATTCTAAAACCACTTGATAATTTTTCTAATGAACTGTCTAGTGAACCTTGTGTTTGTCTGTTATACATATTTGCGAATAAACTCGCTGTATTTGTTTGAATTGAAAAACTCATTATAAATCCTTTTTATATTTAAATTCTCATCCTTGAGAAAGTCCTGTACTTCATTTAAGTATACATTATTTATAAGCAATATATGATTATAACAAATCGCGACGCAACTTAAGAAAACTTTAAGAAAACTTTAAGAAAACTTTAAGAAAACTTTAATATTAGATTAATAAAACTAGTATATAAATAATTAAAGGATTCCTATGTTTAAATACTTCAAAATAACTCACACATCTGGCGAAAGCAAACTTATTGATATAGAAGATTACTGTATAGGTGATTTAATCACAATATCAAGTTTTTATGATAGCAATAGTGGTTATCAATTAACAAGAGTATAACATGGTTACAGGAACTGAAAGCACTTCAACACTAACTACAATAAATACTGGAATGACAGGTCAAGCATCAACTAATGCTAGAGCAGAACAAAATGCTAATATCGAAAATAAAGGAAATCAGTATAAACAACTTACAGGTTTCGGAATTAAATTGGATATTTACGTATGAGTGTAATAGGTGGTTGGATATTAGCAGGCGCTTTGATTATTCTTATAATATTAGAATTTTCTGATACTTGCCTAAAGAAATAGCAAATTCTTTTAAAACATAAGGCGGTTTAAACTAGATTTAATGTTAAACATGGTATAATATAGTATATAAAGGATAAAGATATGTTAAGATTACTTACTTCAGATACGACTGTTACCAACTCCGCGACAACAACTGGTATTATTGCCGCTTTGTTAATGGCTTTAAATTTAAACATGTACATTTTAGCATATTCACTATTTATCACTAGTTCTTTGTTATGGGCAATTTATGCTTATAGACAAAATAATAGACAATTACTAACTATGAATGTGATATTCACATTAATAAACATAGTTGGTATTATAAGATTTTCATAGAAGGAATTACAATGTGTAGAGCAAGAGCAAGAAGAGATTTTGTACAAATTTGGCGGGATTGCATAAGTCAAAATAAAAGACTGGTTGGTGATAGAATTGCAAAAAATCAAGAGTGGTCTTTTTATATTGATGGACTATGCAAGAGCGGCATTATTACACTTAAACAATACGAAAATTGGTTATAAGGAATTACAATGAGAACAATTAGAAATATAGTATTCACTGGAAAATTTGGATTATATAAATAGAATATGAAGAAGTTAAAAAATGAAGATATATTAATAAAATTTGGCAGTATACATAAAGATAAATATGATTATTCTTTGGTAAATTATATTAATTATCATAAAAAAGTTAAAATAATCTGCAAAAAGCATGGAGTTTTTGAACAAACACCAGCCAATCATATATCTGGCCAGAATTGTATTTATTGCTCTAATAAGGTAAAACACCAAATTGATATAATTGAAGAATTTATTAAAATAAATGGTAATAAATATGATTATAGTTTAGTAAAATATACAGGTGATAAAGAGAAAGTTAAAATAATCTGCAAAAAGCATGGAATATTTGAAACTAGGCCACAGATACATAAATATGGGTCTGATTGTCCGCAATGTAGTAATATATTAGATAAAGAAACAGTAATAAAACAATTTAATGAAATTCATAATAATCTATATGATTATTCTCTTATTGAGTATATAGGTGGTAAAGAAAAAGTTAAAATAATCTGTGAAGAGCATGGAATATTTAACCAAACACCAAATTCGCATAAAAATGGTAGAGGTTGTAATAAATGTATGTTAGAGAAAAGATATAAAGATAGAAAAACATTTTTGTATTATTTATTAATAAATAATACCCAATATAAAGTAGGTATATGCTTAAAAGGTAATAATGCTTCCATACAATCAGCGATAAAAAGCAGATATCATAAAGAGATAAAGAGTGGCGTTAATATACAAATATTAGATTATGAATTATTCATGGATGGGAACTTAGCATATACCAAGGAACAGAGAATAAGAATAGATTATAATTTTGGGATAGATAAGAATAAATCTTTACTTATAGGTGGCGGACATACTGAAATTAGTATGAATAACTTATTAGAAGATACATTGAAGGATAAATAATGAATATAATTTTTACAGGTAAGATAGATGTTACTAGAAAAAAGATTGAAGTAATGTGTAAGGGTGTTGGAATAACTTTACAGAAAAGCGTAACCAATAATACAAATGTTCTTTTTGTGGGAGTTAGAGGTCAACATTTTATTAATGATGGATATGGCACAAAATCAACTAAAGAAAAGGCTGCACTTGAAAAAGGTATTAAAATAGAACATATAGAATCTATAGATGAAATACTAGAGTATTTCGTTTAGTATAAAAATAGGAGGAAAGAATGGGACAATATTTAGTAACAATTTTCGACCACAATGCAAATGTAGTTGAATATCAAAAAGAGAATGAAAAATCATTTAGAGTTTCTGGCTCTAGTAAATGGGGACCAGGCTCAAGTGTTAGTAAGAAAAAAATATACAAAAAATTTACTAGTATGACTAAAGCAAAATTATATGTTAAAGTAATAAATAAACGGTTAGATAAAATAAAAGAAGAGCCAGGTTATAGAGAACTTTTGGCTGAACAAAAAAGAATTGCAGCAGAAGTTTCTAAAAAAAGAAATGAACTGTATAAAGACTACATTGAAAATAGTTATGAATTAACAGAATATTTTATATAGGAGGAAATAATGACATTAGTAGAAGCGTTCGCACTTGGATTAGGAGTTTGGATATTTTTCAAATTCTTTGGAAGTGCAATAGTTATGGGAATATTTAGAATATTCATATTTTTTAAAGAAGGAAAGTAATGAGACCAGGTAACAATTTTTTCTTAAACCTATTTTCAAATAAATGGGGAGTAATACTATTTTTTACGTTAATATCATTATTATTAATATTTATTCCATTTCATATAGGAACATTTGCTTTATTTGGTGGGGTATTTTACGGTATTCAATTAATTATGCTTGCAGATACTCACCGTGAAGAAATGATTTATGCTCACTTTATGATTATGGTTAATACTATATTTCTCGTGGGTTTATTCGGTTGGAATGTTCTAACATTCAACGATAAAATTGATAGGTATGTAGATGTCAATACAACAGACTGTATCTATTTTTATGAAAATGAAGGAGACCAGAAATCTACATTGTATTTTGTTAAAAATGGAAGCAAAAAAGTTTCGTTAGATATAACAATAAGCGATGAAGAACTTAAGGAATTTTTAAGTAAAGAAAATCCTAAGCTTTATAAACATGAAACTAAAAGTGTGTTCTTTCAAACTTTAGATAATGAGTATACAGTCTCTAAAAAGGATATTAATGATACAAGATTACAGTAGAGGTTGTAGTGGAGATTATTTAAGACTCAGCGACTATACTTGGACTGGTGATTTAGATATTCTCGATTGCGATGAAAATAAATTAGCATATCTAAATTTTGCTAAGTATAATAAAAGTCTCACTTACTCTGAATTTATGGAGAAGAGTTTTGAAAATATTCCAGGGATATTCTGGCCTATTATCTCGATAATTGCTTCAGTAAGTTATTGGAAACAGAAGAAGAATATTGAAAAATTTGAAGATGAAAATCCAGAATATTTTATTTAATTTTTATTTAATTTAATATTCATTTAATAATAAAGCTATATAATATATTAACAAAGGAATATTATGGGTCACTTAGTAATACACGATGAGAAAACATTCGATGAGAATTTAGATTATTTTATAAGACATGGCTGTCCTTGTCACATGGATTTTAATTCTAAAGATAATGTTGAATATGTTAAATGGTTAATTGATATGGACCAAAATTTAGATGATGAATTTATACCATACGGTTTTACCTGGAAAATTATATCAGAAGATGAAAATGAAATATTAAAATTAGATAGATATTTAAAAATGTATCTACAAAGTAAATACAAATGATAACACCTGCAGATATTTACAGAGACGTTATAAATAAAGTATAAGAGATATTAAATGTGTATGTGAGTTGCTCTTTCCGGACTCTTCTCATATACATTTAATGTAGTCCGGAATACTGCCCTCTTATAATTAAATTTATAAGGATACGAATGACTTATTTGTATATAAAAACTCACAATAAAACTGGTCTACAATATTTTGGAAAATTTACTGGAACAGAAAGAAGATTTAAAAAATATAAAGGTTCTGGATTATACTGGAAAAGGCATATAAAAAAACATGGATATGATGTAACTACCAATATATATTCTATATTCGATATTAATAATTGTAATATCGAAGATGTAGCATTGGATTTTTCTATAGAAAATAATATAGTAGACTCAAAAGAATGGGCTAACTTGGTTTTAGAAAATGGATTAGATGGTTCTCTAAATAATCTAGGTAAAAAATTATGTAATGATGGTATTTTACAAAAATATTTTAGGGAAGATGATATACCACATAATTTTAATATAGGCAGCATTTACGAATATAAATGGTATAATGATGATATAAACGAATATTTTATTACTATAAAGAATAGTAAAAATCTTAAACTTGGGAGACTAAAGAAAAAAGGGGAGTATTATAATAATGGAAAAGAATTATTATTGATTATGAATAAAATAAATATTCCTAAAGGTTTTGTAAAAGGTGGAATTATAAGTAAAGTCTATAATAATGGTATAATAGAAAGACGATTTAAAACAGATGATATAATACCAGAAAATTTTAATCGTGGTATGCTAAAATTAGGTAAATGGTATAATAATGGGGAGATGGAAAAAAGGTTTAGAATAAATGAACCGATAACAAAGGGTTTTGAATTAGGCCAGATTATTGTAACCTGCCCACATTGTTTAACTAAATGTAATAAAGGGAATGCTAAAAGATGGCATTTTAATAACTGTAAAAAGGCAATTGATGTATATAACTGATAAATTTAGAACGATAAAAAGATTTTTTAGAAATTTAATATGGTATTGGGAAATATTAAAGACGGATGAATGGTGGGACTATAGCTTTTTTCTAGAGTTACAAGCTCGTAAATTAGAGAATATGTCAATTAATTGGAAGCACAGCCATTATGTGGATTTTGAAGCAGAGCAAGTTACTATTGATAGAGCTTTATTTTTAACTAAAAAATTAAAAGAAGATAACTATCTTGAAAATGCTATGGGATTCATGGACATAAAATATGGAGCACTTGAGCTTAATGAAGATGACTCAGATGCTACTTCTTTATTTCTAAGAGGCGGGAAAGAACCATCTCCAGAAGAAGAGGAAGATTGGTTAAAAGCTTTCGCAGAAGCTAATAAAAATAAAGAAGCCGATAAAAAAGAACTCTTTGAATTAATTGCTACCCACCTAGAGTTTTGGTGGGATTAACCCCAAATTTAAGCTAGAACTAATGTTAAACATGGTATAATATAGTATATAAAGAAAGAGTCGAAGACTCTAAACAAAGAAGGATTTAAATGAAGAAAATATTATTAAGCTTAACAGCTTTAACAGCGGTACTATTACTTACTGGTTGTCAAGAGACAATAGCACAAAAACCAAATACTAGTAAAGTAAAAACAAAAGCTGTACAATATGGTATAAAAGTATATTGCGATAAAGAAACGAACGTAGAATATTTAATTCGTAAAGATTATGGAACTGGTGGAATAACTCCTAGATATAATTTAGATGGCACATTAAAAGGTTGTAAATAATGAAAACATTACTAATTGGCTTAACAGCATTACTATTACTAAGCGGTTGTACAAATAAAAATGATATGGATAGAGCACTTGAAGCACAAGGTTTCACTAATATCCAAGAAACTGGATATAATTTTTTCAGTTGTTCTCAAGATGATTTTTATCACTCGGGATTTAAAGCAACAAATGCCCAAGGTAAAAGTGTAGAAGGAACTGTATGTTCTGGAATACTTTTCAAATCAGCAACAATTAGATTTTAAGGATTAATATGACTGGTGGAGAAATATTTTTAATATGTTTTGTGATTTTTATTGGAGCTATTTTAGTAGAGAATTATCAAACAGGTAAATTGACTAAAGAGATGGCTGATAAAGGTTATGAGCAAGTTTTAGAAGATGGGTATGATAGCGAAGGTCATAAAATGAGTAAGAAAATTTGGAAAAAAGTGAAGGACTAAAATGGCAGGACTTAATCAAATGATTGGAAAATACATTAATGTTGAAGTTATTAAATCTGGAGTAATTACAGATTGGAATGATGAATCTTATAATGTTGTAGAGGGCGAAATTTATGAACTTGATGATAAAGGTTGTATCGAAGACCCCGATTTAGAAGAAGGTGATATGGACACATTTACAATTTCAGGAAATAAACTTGATGGTGTAACTATGTCAGAGTATGTTTTTAATGAATATTTTTTAATTAAGGACTAATATGGAAGATATAGAGAATATTGATTATAATTTGAGTGATATGGTTATGGAACATTATCCAAATGATAAAGGTCTTATTAATGGGTATGAAGTTCAGGAATGGATGGATATTCTTAAAGTTGATATTTCAAATAACCCCGAACGTTACTTAGTAAATTGGTTAAAAGATTTAGAAGATTGGAAGGTTAAAAATGGATAAAAAATTATTCCGAAATTACACTCACGATTTACCTGCAATGATGAGAGATATTTACATAGCTTTATGTAAAGGTTTTGATGAAATGCAAGACGATTTCGATGGTGTTGATAAAGGTAAAATGATTGGATTCATTATGAAGGAAACTAGAGGTTCAGTTAACCCTGTAGTTCTAAATGAAATCTTAAAGGATTTTGAGAAATGATTTATCAAAGTGGTCGAATTACCAAAAATAAATCTTGGGAATTACAAATAGCTAATATGGCTGATACTATATTTAATTTAAGTATCAGTTGGACTCGCAAATGTGACCATGCAGGATTTAATTTTAACTTAGAAATACATAAATTTATGTTTGATTTTAATCTTCGTGATAACCGTCACTGGGATTATGATAACGATTGTTATGAAAAATATGATTCTTAAAAAAGAAGATTATCCAGGTATATCACAGGACATTAATTTAGATGAAACTAAAGATATAAAATTTTATCATAAGAAGATGAAAGTAGTTGCAGGAAATAATACAAAAAATTCAGAGACTGCTGCAAAAATTGCGAAAGTAATTGAAGAGAATTACTCAGAATATTTAATATAGAAGGAAGAGAATGATAAATGTATTACTAGTATTAGGTTACTTAATAGTTGCTTACGTTGTTGCCAAATTAGGCTTAAAAGCTCAAATAGCAATGTTAGCAAATAATCAAAAACGTTCATTTGATAAAGATGAGGCTAAAGGAAACTGGGCAGCAATAGGATTAGCATGGGGTTTTACGGTTCCATTCGGATTAATGTTTCTTGTTGTAGGAATTATGATTTATATTATTATGGAAACTGGTAAGAAAATTTTATAAGGAATTAAAATGGGTTTATATATTGAAGTTGAAGATAAAGCGGCTTGGCTGATGATTAATGGGACAAATATTGTTCCAAATAGTTTTACAGCAGAGAGTATTAAAGATGAAGATTTTTTAGTTTGTCTAATTGATAATGGTCCATTTCTAGCGGCTGGAGTTGCGTACAATGAGCAAGAATTAGGTTATATTCTTAATGAAGTAACAGATGAAAAAGATGCAAGACCTAAATTCTTTTTTGAAGTACCTAAAAAATTGTTAAAAGATGTTTGTCCTAGTTGGAACGATTATGTTAGCGAATAATAAAAATAACAGACTGGCAAAAGTTGTAGCGATAGTATCAGTATTACTAATACTCGGCTGGTTTATTTTACTGTAAGGAATAAGATGCAATATATAGTATTAGAAAATGAAAACTTAGATAATTATTATGGTAATAAACTAGGATTAATTGCTCAAGTTAATAATAAAATTGAAGCAGGTTGGATTCCTCAAGGTGGAATTGCAATGAAGCAAGAAAAAAATTGGGTCTCTTCTGCAAATACTGGGCAACATGATGTTAATGTAACCTATATGCAAGCAATGATAAAGGAATAATATGTTTAAAATATTTGATAAATTAAAATCACCTAAAAGCAGATTAAAAGAAGCTTTTGTTGCGAGGGTAAAAAATGGAAAATCGTTTAATACTTTTTATACTCATGGTATTCTTGATAGCCGTATTCAAGTATTAAGAACAGATTTTTTAGCTGCACGACATGGTGTAAAATCTGCTTGTTTTACTGTGGCTGATAAAAATTATCCCAATAATAAAATTAGAACAGATAATACTCAAGGTAATATTGGACACGAAACTTTAATCTTTCCTAATGGTGAGTTTTATAATTATAATCATAGCAAGTATGGTGACGACCACTGGACTAGCCCAAGTTGTATTAATTATGATATGCTAGAATATCTTGTAAAGAATTCTGATATTCCCTTAGATAAAAGATATAAGCTTTTGGAATCTTCTAAATCACAAGGTGAAGAGTATTCACTTATTTACACTAAGAATCACAAAAAAATTAAAAAACAAATGGAAATTAATTTTCCAGAATATTTAATATAAGGATTAAAATGAGAGATGCAATAAATCAAGAACTTAAAATTGGTGATACTGTTTTATTCAAATTCGCCACTGGTACTGAATTATTAAAAGGTGTTATAGATGAATTTAAAACTGTTAAAGAGGGTATTAAAGTTAATATAACATCTTTTGCCCCTTCAGAAAAAAGAAAAACTCAACACTGGCAAAGACCAGAAGCAATTGTAAAAATAGATTTAATCTATGAAGCAATGCCAGAATTAAATATATAAGGAAACAAATGTCAGATATGGAAACACACTTTGGTAAAGCAAAAAGGATAGGATTTAAGAATTCTAAATTAACATTCGGTAAAAAACTTGGATTACTTAAAGATTTAGGTTATGAATTTGATTACGATATTGTAGATAATTATTTTGAATCAGAAAAATTAATTTATGTCCCGAGTTCAGGAAATTTTTATGAACTGTTTGAGCATGAGAGAATTGATTCAGATGGATTTTGTAAAATGACAGAAAATACTGATGGCTCACTAACATTTGGAACTAGTTTCTATAATGGCGGAGTAGGATTTGATGAAGTCATGATTGATATGTTTGAAGAAATTGAAAAACCTAAATCAAGAAAAGAGAGGAAAAAGAGTGGATAAACAAATAGAAGTAAAATGGACTGGAAGCTACCCTAACTTATGTTCTGGTGTTTGGGAAATTACGATTGACGGTATGCCAATTAATGATAATTCTAAGATGCAGAATACTTATGACTCTATGCTGAAACGCAATATGGGTACAGAGGGTAGTTATGAATCTTGGCACTTTGAAAACTGGAGTGAAGTATTTGAAAGTTACGATGATGGATTATATTTTGATGATTGGGTAAAGTCAACGCAAGCTGTTGAATTACGTTTAATGATTGATGATAACTTAATACAGAAACAAACTAAAATGTCAGACTCTGATATGAAGAATTTATTCTCTGAACTTCAGAATAATGACTGGAGAGCATCAAGTTGTGGAGGGTGTATCTAATATAAATAACTAAAACTAAGGAATTAAAATGTCAATTAGAAATTTATTTGAAGCTAAAGGCGACTACAAAGTATTAAACGGAACTTATACAGAAGCTGTTCAACAAATTACAAAATATGCAAATGATATGGGATATATGCTAGATTCTAGTGAAGACCCAGAAGATGCCGGTGCTCAAATGTTCGATGTAGTTGGGTCAGGTCCACGTAAACCTAAAGATGGAGTAACTAATAAATTTAGTTTTGAGCTTTATAAAGGTGAAAAGAAAAATAAGAAAATGCTTCATGCACAAATTACAGGTGTAGGAACTAAGTACGAACTCAACATTTACATAAATTAGCAAATTTAGAGTGAGTTTAAGCTCACTTTAATATTAACACGTTATAATATATAAACCAAACAGAAGGAGCCAAAATGGCGAAAGATAAAACAGGACAAAAATCACTTAGACTAGAATCGAGTGTTTCAGCAATTGGAATTAGCCGTGTGCTATTAGCAGAAAATTATACTCGTGCAAAAAATGCAGTTCTTAAAGGTTCAGTAAATGCACCAAAAGAAATTCGTAAAGCCCTTTATGAATACATTTTTTCAGGTGACCCAGAGGCAGTTTCTCCACTCGAAGAAATCACTGGAGAATTCCTTAAGAAAAATCAATCACTTGATAACAAACTAGAAGCTCTCGTAGCTCGTGCAAAGATTTAAATAAACCACAAAACAAAACAGAACAGAAGGATAAAGAATGAAAGAGAATGAAATTTGGGATTTAGTAGAAGAAGCTGCGGAGAGAAGTCACTGTAAAAAAAGAACAGTTGGCTGTGTACTAGTTGATACAAATAAAGATTTTGTATCTATGGGTTGGAATTACAATCCTATTGATGGTGATTGTGAAGACAAAAATAACAAAACACTAGAGCACGTTCAACATGCTGAAATTACAGCTATACAACATATTCCAAAAGATTTTACTGGAGAATTAATTGCTTACGTAAATCATGGTTGTTGTAAAAACTGTTTCAGTGAACTTTCAAGAATAGTTCAATACATAATTATCAAACCCCAAAAATATGAAAATCTACACGTAGCACATTAAAAAGGAATATAATGAAAAAAACAATTGTACTTATAAATGGAAAGAAAAGAAGTGGTAAAGATTTTAGTGCTTCTATCTTACATGAAAAATTAGCAGTCAAAAATACTGTTACTACAATGTCGGTCGCTGGACCAATGAAAAATATAATTTCTACAATTTTTGGAATTAGTTTAGAGCAACTAGACAAATTTAAAAATGAGCCTGAAAATTATATGATTAAAATTGATGGTTTTCCAGAATACGAAGGTACAACATTTAGACAAACTTTAACTAGATTTGGTACTGATGCAATGTACCCAGAATTCGGTGAAAATGTATGGGCAGATTTATTTGTGTCTAAAATTAAAGAATCTAAATCTGATATTATTTTAGTACCCGATTTTAGATATATTAGTGAGCATGTTTCTGCCTTAGAAACTGGTTTTAACGTTGTAACATTATTCATTAATAATGATGAGTGCGATAGTGTTGATACACATAGAAGTGAAACAGAACTTGATGATTTTCGTTTTGATTACAGCATAGATAATACTGGTTATAGCGAAAAGCTATATGACTATTTAGATACATTTATTGCAGAGAAATTAACATAGGTTTAAGTTAAGGTTAAAGTTAAGGTTAAGTTAAGGTTAAGTTAAGTTAAGGTTAAGTTAAGGTTAAGTTAAGGTTAAGTTAAGGTTAAGTTAAGGTTAAGTTAAGGTTAACACGTTATAATATAGAAAATAAGGAGGATATATGAATAAAATAAAAAAACACACTTATTATCACTTGATGTAAAAAAGCTTGATAAAGTTAGATAAATATATAACTTTTTGTATTGATAATAATACAAATAATAGTGTAAAAAGTGATTTACATCATATATTACCTAAATCTCAATGGTTATTCCCACAGTTTGCAGACCTAAAAAATAATTGTTGGAATGGAACTTACTTAACACCAATTAATCATATTAAAGCACATAAATTATTAGCTGAGGCTATTAATCATTTATCAATTGATAAAGCTTTCACATGTTTATATGATTTTTCTTATGATGTATCTAATATGAATGAAGATGAAATAAATGATATAATTATAAGAGGTAGAAAACATTCTGAAGAAACTAAGCAAAAAATTAGTAAAAGTAATACTGGAAAATCCAGATTAAAAGGCGAATCTTCACCAAATTTTGGAAATAAACATAGTGATGAAACAAAAAAGAAAATGTCTAATAATCATGCAGATGTTTCAGGAGATAAAAATCCAATGTATGGGTGTAATAGAAGTGGTGAAGCCGGGCCAAACTTTGGAAATAAGCATAGCGATGAAGCAAAAAAGAAAATGTCTAATAATCGTAAAAATAAAGGCACAGGAAAAAGAGCAGGATATATTAAAAAAGCAAGCGTATGTATAATTTGCGGCTTAATATCTAGTAGTAATACTATAAGTAAATATCATAATGCTAAATGTAAAGGAAATAATAATGAATAATTTTTCGGATTTTATGTACGAGAATGTATTTGAAAAACCAGACTATTCAGGTAAAAAAGTAAAAAAACAAGTTTGGGCTAGATTATATAACCCCGCTACTAAACAAAGTGACTTTAAAAATGTCACTAGCTACAGCATACCACACATTTATCAATATAGTAAAAATGGTCAGTTTGTCTCACATATAGATACTAGCCTAAAATTAACTCCTAAGAAATTCAACGAGATGGATGCTTTCGATAAATTCGTAAAAGAAATTAAAGTTGAAACTGGAGAAATGGTTCAGATTGAAGTTGATGGTGAAGAATTTGAATTTGAAGAAACTGTATTTGAAGATGATGTATATGGATATACAAATAAACCTCACACATTTATTCACAGATATTTTACAGATGCTTTAAAATCAGACCACTTACATCGTACTTGGTTTTTCGATATTGAAACTCGCTCTGGTGTTGTAATACCAAATTCATTCCCGCATTCATATTTAGCCCTAGAAGAAATTTCTATGATACAGATATATGATAACTTTCTTAAAAGTTATATTGTAATTGGACTAAAAGATTTCACAGGTAAATTTGATGACCCTAAGAATACTAGATTTATTAAAGTTGATACTGAAGCAAAACTGTTAACTTTATTTTTGCAACTATTAGAGAAGATGAAACCTAGTATTATTTCTGGTTGGAATAGTATGATGTTTGATATTCCTTATATTACAAATAGAGTCGCACGTGTATTAGATGGATTTAATGGACCTGTTGATGAGCTTAATAAAAAGAAATCTTATATTGAAATGGATAATGTTAAAAGATTAAGCCCTGTTCGTTCAGTGTATGGAAGTTCAGCAAAAACTAAAGATGGAATGGAAGGGGTCACATCGCACTGGCAAGGAATTGCTTTAGTGGATTATCGTGAGCTTACAATTAAATATGGATACTTAGGTTTACCAAGTTACTCTTTAGCTAACGTTGCAAGACACTTTGATTTATCACAAAAAATTGACCACTCTCAATATTCTAAATTTGATGATACATATACGGGTGAGAATTATTTCATGCCTCTTGAACCAATGGTTGGAGATGAAGTATATGATATTCAGCTAGCATATAAAAATGGTACAGCGACTAAAACAGAAATGCAACAAGTTGTATATAATAGATTTGTTGATTACTCATTAAGAGATGTCGAGATACTTGTGCAACTTGATGAGATGACAAAATATTTAGCATCACAACAAGGTATTGCATATACTTGTTCAGCATCATTTGATGATTGTTGGGGTACAGCTAAACACTGGAGTTCTTATATGTTTACTGAAGCACTTCAAAAACAAGAAGTCCTTCCGCTAACACAGAGATTCCCAGATAAAGATGTTGTATTCTTGGCTGGTTGGGTTAGAAATATGCCAGGAAAATATGAGTATATTTCTTCATTTGACTTTACATCACTGTACCCATCGTTAATTATGGCTTTCAATATTGGAGCTGACGTATATGTGAATGATGAAGAAATGCACCAGGATTTAAAAGACCTCCGGGCTAAATTCTTTACTTATCACACTATGGAAAATGTTAATAGAGAATTAGTCTTACACGATGGAACTGAAGCAGCTCTTGGTAAAATGGTTCTTAAGCACAACGGAGAAATCTCAGATTTAGAAGAAGAAACTATTTTCTATAAATCTTTAATCGATAATAAAGATGAGATTTCTGCAGTGTTACAGAAGCACGATGTTTGTGCTACACCAAATGGATTTTTCTACAGAAAAAATAAAGAATCTCAAAGTTCTATATTAATGAGAAGAAACTTCTTAAATCGTGTAAAAGCGAAACGTGCTGGTCAAGCTGATGGTGCAGAACTTGAGAAACTTAAAAAAGAAATGCAACATAGAGGCTTATTATAAATGATATATTTTATCTAACTCCAATAATATATCATTTTTTACTGATATATTAAACCATTCTGTTCTCCCATCTCCTTCTAATAATGGATTATTATCTAAATTATATTTACGATGATAATAATCCTCATACATATATACATGTGCAAAAAAATATTTTTTTACTATTTTTATATCAGGTATAAATTTTAAGAAAGATTTTATTCGCTCATCTGGTTTCATAGAAACACCTATTTTAATCTTATTAAGTTCTTTAGATTCCATTATATATAAATACCCATATCTATAATATTTAGATGGGTCATAATATAAAGAATTTGATAACCCAGTACAAATTTGAGACCCATTTTTTACCCCATATTTATTCAAACATGATAACTCTTTATTTATTTTAGTCTCTTCTGAACTATTAGCACATTTTCTTCCGCAAAATTTTGTGTATTCGCTAGCATGCGAATAAGTGTAAGTTGTTGCTTTTATTTTACAATTTGGGCACATTGGTTTTTTCACTATATTATTTGTAATACAATAACCAGCCTCTCTTATACTATTACACCAGTATAACTCTTCTGGAATTATATATTCAATATTTGCTGATGATTTTAATCGTCCATTATTTGTGTAAATATCTTTCACATTATTTTTGTTAAGCATTTTGGCATCTTTATCTTTAGGCCTTACAATTGACCGTGAACAAGTAGTTGAACAGCATGCACTATAACCTGAGCTCATATTCTTAAAATTTAATGGGTTGTTACAATAACATTTTGGTTCTATATCTATATTATTTTTATAACAATATACTGCCTCAATATTAGTCTTATGCCAGGTTTCTGGGTCTGGGATATATAATAATGATTTAGTTCTACTTATCCTATTGCCAGAAATTATATTTGCGTAATTATTTTTATTTAGTATCATATATTATTTATAAAATCTCTTTAATCAATAAGAGTTTAATAAAAGTTTAAGTATATAATGTTATAATAGTATATGAATTAAAGGAACACTATGAATTTAGAAAATTATTCTGATGAAGAATTACTAAAAAAATACAGTGAATTACAGCAATCTAAAGACTTGAATGAAAATATTTCTCAAGTTCTTAAGATTTTGCTTAATTCTTATTATCGGCAGTCTCAGCATGGGTCATATTACGTACAGTAATGGTAACATAACAGCTTCTAGTATCACTACAGCAGGCCGTATGAGCAATAAGATAGCTTCTATGTATGCTAGTAATAAAGTTGCAGGTATGCTTGGTGAGCCCACAGGGACAGATTTAAGATATGTTCCACAAGTAGATACTGATAGTTACTATCTAAATCTAGGTGATGTTGTTAAAACTAAGATGAGTAATTTCGATAAAGATAAAAAAGTGAAAGCTGTTCTTAAGATTTCTGATACTATTATACTTGAGAGTAATAAAAAAGCGATGGTAGATATTGCAGAAACATTAAACTTAAGAGATACTAAAGCCTTAAACTTAGAGAATGAAATTATTGCTGATGGATTTGTATCATTAGCAGCTAAAAGATATTTCGGTCGTAAAGTTGTAGAAGATGGAACTATATTAGCTAAACCTAAAATGAAGTCAACGGGTATATCTCTAGTTTCTAAGAAGACTCCTAAGTTTTTAAGAGATGCACTTGCACCTGTACTAGAAATTATACTTGATGGTACGAATTCAGATTTGAATAAGTATATCAAAGGGGTCCGAGCAGAATTTGGTGAGCTAAGTCCTACTGAATTTGCACGTTCAGCAAATGTTAATAATCTTTCTTATAGTCCTGTTGGATTTAAGTACAAGAGACAAAAGGAAGATGGTAAATTCTTAACAGCCCCAATGGGCTCGCACGCTTCTTTAGAGTTCAATAGATATATTAAAGAAAATAATATGACTGGAAAATACAACCCTATTGAGGTTGGTGAAGCAGTAAGTTATGTTTATATTAATGAACCTAATGAGAAAAAATTGCATGGCTCTTTAGCTTGGAATGACCCGAACTTTACAGATGATGTAGACTTAAAAGATTTTGTATCTTATGCTGAACATTTTCATAAAGATTTTGAGAAGAAAGTTGAGATTGTTGTTAAGCCTATTGGATGGAATATTTATAATAAGACTGAAGAAATGGAAGTCTGGTAATTATAAATAATACATTAAAGGGAACAATATGAAATTTAAAGATATATTTGAAAAAAGTTATGATACAAGTGCTATAGAGGATTTACTTACTTCAATTGCAAATGAAGAAGGTGGAGCTGCTTTTGACGAAATGGAAGATTGGTTAATTCAGAATGTCGATATTGATATGGATAAAGATGAAGCCGTACCAGAAGATTATTTAGAAGATATGTATGATGATTTATTTATTGATTTATATAAGTTCTTAGAAAAGAAAAAATTAGTTAAGAATTATAAGGTTAAGTAAATGAAATTTAAAGATTTATTAGAAAATAATAAAAAAAGCACTTGATGCTATTATTGATATATTAATTGATGGAGCAGAAGATAATTTAGATACAGATTATTATGACCCAGATGCAGACCAGGAATATTTTATTAATGATATGATTGATAAAGTTATGGAATGGTCTTCTGATAGCTTAGAAGATGCACTAGATATGGAACTAGACGAATTAATGGATTTAGTTTCAGATAACCGTAAGAAGATTGTGAAAACTCTTCTTAAAAAATTAAAAAGATAATTAATTCATATGAACACATACTTTATTAAGTATTCCTAATTTTCTAGCGGCAGCATAAGCTCCACTAGAACCCCTCCCAAATTTTGTTCTTGTTGTATATTTTAACGCTTCAATTTTAATATTATTTTCACACCATGATATTATTATAGCGGGCATATGCGAGCATACCTCATTCATTATTTTCCTTTTGGAAGCAGCTTGATATGCCATCAAATCATGTTTACGAAATTCATCTCTAGTTAAATATTTTGATGCTGACATTTTAATATTCGCATTTGTCCAAGTAAATTTTTTAATCATATGACTACATATATTTTTTAAAATACCTAATTTTAAAGCTGTTTGATAAGCCCCGCCACACTTATTTTTAAATTCGCTTCTATGTTTATATTTTAACGCTTCAATTTTAATATTATTTTCATCCCACTTTATTATTCCACCATCTAAACCATTTTCTTCAGTTAAATTTGCCCAATCATTAGAGTCTACTATATTATTTCTTTTAGAAAAATCTAGAGCTACTTCTTCTAATAATGGGTCATCTTCATAAAAAATACCGTATAATTCAGTAGTTACATTATAGTTATGCTTCTTAATATGCCTTTTCCAGTATAAACCGGAACCCTTGTAGTTATGTATATTTTCATTTATTGTTTTACCGAAATATTTTAATTGTGTTATATTGTGAGTTTTAATATATAGATATACTAGTCGCATATATTATCCTTATAAATTTAATTATAAGAGGAGTATGCTAGGACTCAAATTATATATGTAGATGGAGTCCTAGCATAGAGCATCTACATATATAATCTCTCTTATACTATATTTATAAATAAAGTAATTAAACTTAAAGGAAATGATATGAATAACTTAATTATAATAACTAGCACAAATAATTTAGATACAAATAATTTCCGTACGGAAAACGAACCCGTTTAAGTAACTCCTTTCAGAGTTACTTTAAGGTAACTTTGAATCTCCCAAAAACTTTTCAAATTTACCACCAGAAGCTTATAATTTAAGCTAAAACTAATGTATAACATGTTATAATAGTACATATAAAGAGAGAGCGTTCAAACGAAACTCCTTCTTGAAAAGAATGAAAATTCTTTTTATATTTAAGCTAACTTTAATGTTAGTTATGGTATAATATAGAATATAAAGGATGAGTCTCGAAAGAAACTTTGACTTTAGAAAGAATGAAAATTCTTTTTATATTTAAGCTAACTTTAATGTTAGTTATGGTATAATATAGAATATAAAGGATGAGCGTTCAAACGAAACTCTTCCTTTATTTAAAAGAATTGAAAAATTCTTTTGAAATTTAAGCTAGGTTTAAGCTTAAACATGGTATAATATAGAAGTAGAAGATAAGTTAGTTCAAAGAAGATATTGAGTTCAAAATTAAAAAATCGTAATAGGTTTAATCTGATATTTTCTTTGAGTTAATTAAAATCATAGTAAACAGAAACGCTGGAGACTGTCCGTAAGGAAGATGCACCGGCCACTGGAGGTTACTTGATTTACCTAAGCTGAAAGGTAATTAATTTTGTCAAGATTAGACTGTTTAAGACATAAAAATAAACAAAGGTATCGTTGATTCGTTGGAAGACTCGGAATTGAATAAGTAGTAGAGGTTATAGTCTGCGAAAAAGAATTCAGGAAGAATGAGGAATGCAGGTACAAATTGATTCAATGAAGATTATTTGACACCAACCAGAGAATGGTATAGGTAATTTTCATTGAGTTAATCACTCTACCGTTGTAAGTTATAGGACTTTTGAGAACAAAGTAAAACTTTCCGAGAACCGTAACTCGTAATCTGTTCGGTGATTTTGAGACGAATTTGTAGAATAAAATTCTCAAAATCCTTGGTATTGATTATACTGAGGTTATACTTATATAGAAGCACCAGGATGAATTTATTCACTGTAACAGACGCTAATATAAGTTAAGCAGTTCTTGGGTAAGGCTCAAACTCCCTTGAATTATACGACTGTAGG